GGCTAAAACAAAGCGGGGTAGATATATCGGGGTCAACTGGCTTTGTATCTATTCCAAGCAGGCACGGAGGTACGGATGGACACGCAATTGTTGGTTGGAATTATTTTTTAAGTATGACGGCGGGTCAGTACATAGAAATCTATTGGTCTGTGCCTAACGCCGCCGTGTCCATTCAGCACCTTGCCGCTTCCGGCACACCGACTAAGCCGTCTACTCAGTCTGTGGTGGCAACAATGACATTTGTATCTGCGCTCCCCCCATGATAGACTTGTTTAAACCCTTTTTCGTGAGGCAACCATGAGCCTTCAACAAGCCGCCCAGTACTTGGCAGCGCAGGGGCGTGGCCCCGACACAATGCTTGTTCACATGACCCCTCGGGAGGTTGCTGGACTCGACGAGCTTGCAAAAGCTTATTACGGTCGGTCGTTGCCCACCAACCCCGAAACCGGCCTTCCAGAAGCTGGTATTTTTGACGAAATCAAAAAGGCTGGCAAAGCTGTTCTCCCATTAGCGGCTGGTGCTGTTTTGGGGCCTGCTGGGTTTGGTTTGACTGCTGGGCAAGCGGCTTTGACGGCGGGTGCAATCCGTGGCCTCACCTCTGGCAGTCTTGAGAAGGGCCTTGCGTTTGGCCTTGGCGCTTATGGTGGGGCGGGGTTGTCTGGTGCTCTGTTGAATACGGGTACGCAAATGGCCGCAAACGCTGCCGTTGCCGGAGACCTTGGGGCCGCAACTGGAGATTCTGCCCTAGCCGCTACGCAAGCAGCACAAGCTGCAAAAGCTTCTCCTCTTTCGACTATGGGCCAAGGGGTCAAAGGTCTTTTTGAGAAAGGGGGCCGAGACATATTCATGAAGGAAGCTGGCGGCCTCTCCGGACTCGCCCAGTACGGCATGGCCGCTGCGGCTCCGGCGCTCTTGGCCCCGCCGAAAACAACCACAGACATGCCTGCAATTGACCGAGAGCAGTACAAATACGCTTACAACCCCGGTCGCAGACAAGACCCCGAGGCGGGCTATATGGGAGCGCTATCTGGGGAGCGTACTCACTTCAACCCAACTTTCCAGCGATTGGCTGACGGCGGTGTTACGGACGACCGCTTCAGTGGGAATGCCTACGTGCGCAACTTGCAGAGGGCTGGTGCGTCATACCCAATTACCACCCCCTCACAAAAAGCGTCGGGTCTGGATGATGATTACACGTACATTTACGACCCTATATCCAAGACGTATAAGCGCGTCCCGAAGGCTAAAGCCAAGCCGGGCGGCGACCCCACCGCGTTAGCGAGTGCTCCGGGTGTTGATGTGGGCGGTGGCGGTGGGGTTGACAGTTCAGGAGGCTCACCATCTGGCTACGGCGACTTTGGGATGGCGGCGATTGGGCTCGGTCAAGGCTTATCCGGCTTGGGCCTTTCTGGTCTTGGTAACGCAGTTGGAGGTCTTGGGCTTGGGGTACTTGGTGCAGCAGAAGCTGCCGCTGCACAAGATGCCGCAACGGCTTACGGATTGGCGGTTGCCGACGCAGTCGGGATGTCTGGTTTTGGGGATGTAGCTGGTGCGCAGGCCGCTGCTGATGGCATAGGGATGTCCGGTTTTAACGGTGTTGGAGGTTTTAGCGGCTTTAGCGGCTCTGACATAAGCGCCGCCGGGGCAGACACTGGAGGAATCGGTGCAATGGGTCTTGGCCTCGGTTCTGGAGATACCGCTGGTATAGGCGATGGTGGTGGTGATGTGGGTGGTTGCGTAGACCCCGCAGTGCTGATCATGCTTGCCGATGGAAGTTACGTGCCCGCTGGCAGCATCGAAGTTGGCGATGTCCTATTCGCCATGCACGAGAAAACGCTGGAGTTTGGCGCGTACCCTGTCGAGCATTCAGAGGAGGTGCAGCAGCCCAAGGCGCTTGTGTTGTTTGATGACGGCAGCAACATGCTCGTTTCCCACAGCCACAAGTTTTTCATGGTTGATGGTGAATGGAAGCAGGTATATCAGCTTGAGCCAGGGGATACAGTTAGGGCTGCCCCAGGTGCCAAAGACAAGACGGTTATCGGACTTGAGCCGCAGGGCGAAGGCCCAGTGATGAAGATCACGGTCAAAGACGCCCACACGTACATTTCTGAGGGGTTGATCTCTCACAACATGAAGGCCAAAGGCGGTATTGTTCGTCGCAACATGGGCGGTGGTATCAGCGCCTATGCTGGCGGCGGCTACAACCTTGGGGACTACTCTGACGGCGGCAGGCTGCTGCGTGGCCCTGGTGATGGAGTGTCCGACTCTATCCCTGCGGTGATTGGTCGGAGGCGTCCTGCGCGGCTTGCTGACGGCGAGTTTGTCGTTCCGGCCCGCATCGTTTCTGAGCTTGGAAATGGATCAACTGAGGCGGGCGCTCGTAAGCTTTACGCCATGATGGATCGCGTGCAGCGGGCGCGTGGAAAAACCACTGGTAAAGGCAGGGTAGCCAAGAACACCCGCGCCGACAAATACTTGCCCGCATGAACACCGCAAGGAGCCTTTAAATGTCTGACGCAACGCAAACCAATATCACAGAACTCCCTGCGTGGGCGCAGCCATACGCCAAGGAGACGTTAGGCAAAGCACAGGCTCTGACGGACATCAACCAGAACCCGTATCAGCAGTACACGGGTGAGCGGATTGCACAGTTTTCCCCGTTGCAAGAGCGGGCGTTCCAATCGGTTGGGGCTATGCAGCCCGCACAGCAGCTTGGTGCGGCGACTAGCGGTGCGCAGGATGCCATGAACAGGGCGCTTGGCGCAAGCTACAGCCCAACTCAGGCGTCATACCTTCAGGCATACGCCCCACAACTTCAACAGTTTCAGATGGGCCCGGCAGAGCGTGTCGGGGCTGATGTGTTTGGTGGCCGACAGGCTGCTCAATACATGTCCCCCTTCATTGAGCAGGCACTGGCACCCCAGCTTCGGGAGGCCCAGCGGTCTTCTGAGATGCAGCGCATGTCCGATCAGGCTCAGGCGGTTCGCTCCGGTGCGTTTGGTGGCAGCCGTCAGGCGATTGTTGAGGCCGAGCGTCAACGCAATCTGGGTATGCTCCAGGGTGACATCCGCGCCCGTGGCTTGCAGTCTGCGTATGAGCAGGCAACTCAGCAGTTCAACCAAGACGCCGCTCGCCGTATGCAGGCGCAGCAACTCAACCAACAGGCTGGATTGACTGTCGGTGGGCAGAACCTTGCTGCTCAGTTGGGCGTCCAACAGCTTGGTTCCGGCCAAAGTATGCAGGCCCAGCTTGCCAACCAGCAGGCCATGCAGCAGGCACAGCAGCTTCAAGAGCAGTCCCGTCAGTACGGTGCTGGCCTGGGTATGCAGGGCATCGGACTTGGCTTGCAAGGCGCTGGTCTTATGGGTCAGCTTGGTCAATCCCAATTCGGGCAGGCAAAAGATATTGTGGGTCTGCAAGGTCAGTTTGGTACGCAGCAGCAACAGTTGGGCCAACAGACACTCAACCAGCAGTACCAAGACTTCCTGAACCAAGAACGCTACCCGTACCAGCAGTTGGAGTTCATGTCCAACATGTTGCGCGGCACCCCGATGGGCACCGTGCAGACTATGTACGCCCAGCCCCCCAGCACGCTTCAAAACATTGGGTCGCTTGGGCTTGGTGCTTACGGTTTGAAGCAGCTATTTGGTGCCAAAGAAGGTGGCCAAGTAGAGGGGTACGCCCGAGGCGGCAGTGTCACCGACGAAGGTAACGTAAAGAGGATCGTTGACGATCTGTCTGATACTCAATTGGCTCAAGCCAAACAAGCTGCAATGATGCGTGGGGACGTGGCGCGGCTGGAAGCTATTGCGAAAGAAGAGGCTATACGGGCTTCCGAGCGCAGGGGTATGGCTAGCATGTACAACTCACTTCCCAGTAGCGTGCAGAACCGCATGGCCGGTGGTGGGATTGTTGCTTTCTCCAGGGGCGGTGAGCCTGACTCTAGTGAAGATGAATTTGGTTTTGTAGGAGCCGAGGGCGACTTGCGTGTGGTGCCCGGAGAACTAAATCAAGATTCTGCCGGAAGCCAAAGCAGGTATGAACAAGCACTTGATGCGGCCCTGGGTCGCCTGCAAACCATCAGTGATTACAAACCCACGCCCTATACGCAAGAAGAGCTTGACAAAATTGTTGAGCGCCGTTTTCAGCAGGAGCAAAAGTTGGCGGGTGCTACTCCGTACGGCGAGTTTGAGAAGTACCTTACCGAAGCGGAAAGTGGTCGTCCGCAGGCAATGCGGCAAGCCAAAGGTCTTGCTGCGCTCAAAGCTATGAGTGCCATACTGCAACCCGGTGGAACCATGCGGGGGCTCGGTGCTGCCGGTGCAGCTTTCGCTGGGTCATACGGTACGGCGCTTCAAGCCGACCGCGCTGAAAAACGCGCCATTGCTTCCATGAAGTTCAATCTGGCCGACGCACAACGCAAAGAGCGGATGGGCATGGCCAGGAGCGCCCGGGAAGCTGCATCTGAGGCAGTCAAAGACCGGCGAGCGGCTGAGCAGGCCCACGTTCAAAGGCTTGGCATCGAGGCGCGGATTGCTGGGGAAACCGCACGGGCGGCAAAGCCGACTGCGCAGAAGGCACCGTCGGAGGCTAAGGTGCCCGAGCAATACGCCAAGGCCCTGTTGGCGTACAAGAAAGCCCCGACTCCCGAGAACAAAATGGCGATGGAGGCCGCACTTGACGCATTACGGGAGTCAAGAACTTCGGACTTCGGGGATGCGCGGACGGCTGCTATTTGGGCTGGCATTACGGGGCAACAGGGAATCGCTGACCTGCGGGCTCAGATAGACGCTATGAGGATTGACCAACAAACCCGAGCAGACATAAATAAGCGACTCACGGATGCTACGTACTCACAAGAATACATGAACTTGAAAACACCTGCGGAGAGAAAAAAATATTTAGACGATTTGGAAGCAGAATACCTTAAAAAAGCTGGGCAACCAATCGTGCCTAGGCCCGGCGCTGGTGCCGCTCCTTCTCGCCCCGGCGCTGGCGGCCCAATCACTCCCGAAGCGTTTAATGCACAGTGGGCTAGACTAAGGCCAGGAGAATCATTGGTTGGCCCTGACGGCAAAACTTACACCAAACGGTAATCATGGCTTGGACACCACCTTCTGATGCGGTAGTTGCAGACGACAAAAAGTGGTCGCCGCCCTCTGATGCGGTAGTTGTAGAAGGCGAAAAGTGGGCACCACCTTCTGACGCAGTTGTCGCCCCAACCTCCGCCGCTGCTCCTGCGGGCGCGGCTCCTTCTGCTGCCCCTTCTCGGCCCGCCGCCGCTGCTCCATCTCGGCCCGCTGCGCCTACGGTTGCCCCTCAAAGTGCCATCCAGCGAAACGAGCTTAGGGCCAACGTACTTAATCCAGAATTTGCTGATGCGTTTGATCCCGGTGCTGTACCCCGGTCAGTCCTTGAAGGTGTACGGATTCCTGAGCCTGCCATCCAGCAGGACAAGATGCTCAACCCGGAGTTTGTCGATGCAATGAAGCGCAGGCTCGGGGCGATGGGGCCTGACAAGCGAGCGATAGAGTTAGACCGACTTACCAAGCGCAGGGATGTCTATGGTCGTGCAGCACGGGTTGTAGCTGCGCACTACGCTGAACTTGACAGGGCCGCAGCCAGAAGGCCCGAGGGCCCCAGCGTAATCAGCCGGGTACTCCCTGGTGCAGACAGTCGCTCAGAGGTGATTGAGCGGTCCCTCATCGAGCAGGGCTTGGACCCTGAAGCGGCCAAAGGCGAAGCCCGGGTTCGTGCGGGTTTCTACGGCGGAGAAGGGCCCAAGCTGCAATCGTTGGCCCCCGATGTCGTGGGGCAAGAAGCACTGGAGCGTGCTGCTGCAAAAGCCGAGGAGTTGAAAGGCGCTGGGTTTGCGCGTCGAGTCGGCGCAGAGATGGGTAGTCAAGCCAAACAAGTTGGACTCGGGCTTGTCAGTGTGTATGCGGATATTGTTGGCGATGATGTCCTACAACGAAACATGCAAGATGCGGTACGCATCGAAGGCGAAGTAGGTAGGGCAATACCTAAAGGCGATAGCATCCTTGAGCGCTCTGCTCAACAGGCGATTGCCACCTTAGCCACTCAGTCCCCGTTCATTCTTCTTGGTGCTGTTACAGGCACAGCAGCGCCAGTGTTGGCCCCAATCGCGCTTCAGGTCTTTGGCAAAGAGTACGGCGAAAGCAGGCAGGCAAATCTTTCTCCCGCAGAGGCTGCTACTCGGGCTGGACTGTTGACCGCCTCTGAGCTTGTGTTTGAACGCTTTGGCTTGACCGAATTATTCAAGTCCATTCGTGGCGCGGTTAGTCGTATGCCGACCCAAGAGTTGGCTGGGTATCTTGCCAAGGCTCTTGCAAAAGAAGTTCCTGCCGAACAGCTTACCCAAGCGACCAACTTTGTGATCGACAAGGCCCCCGGTATTGGTCTCAACCCCAACGCTGGGTGGCAAGATTTCCTTGAAGGGCAGGCCGAGGCGCTGCGCCAAACGGTGCTTATGTCTGGCACTACGGCTGGGGCCGTGATGGGCACTGCCAAAGGCTTGGAGACTGCGGACAGACTCTTGCGTGGTAGAGAGCCTGGGTATGTACGAGACACCAGCTACGAAGGGCTCTCCGAGCTTCTCGCAAGACAGGCCGGGTTTCTCCAGCAGCCAACAGAACGCCAAGCGCCGGGGGCACCGGAGACAACCGAAATCGCTGAAGCTCCCCCGCGTGTCGGCGTGCGACCCACAATCAAACCCGAGGAACGCGAGGCGCGAGTCGCTGAAGTTGCTGCTGCGCATGTCTCCGTAGGCATAGACCCAACCGATGCTGAGCGAATGGCAGAGGCGCAGGTTGAGCGCGAATACGGCAAGGCTGCGGAAGCCGCGCCGAAAGATAAAGCGCCTGAGAATCGTGTTGACTTGCTGACGCAGGACTTTATTGCTGCTGGTGAAGACCCGCAGAATGCTCGTGTGCTTGCCGAGCGCCAAGTGGCAGAGGAAGAAGAAGCCGACGCGCTTGCCGAAGCGTCGGTGCAAGGAACCAAAGATGTTGCAGAACCTGTCACTCGCGCAGATAGAGTTGGCCCTACAGTGGCTGGACAGCCCGGCACTCGACCCGCCGCCCCAGGAGGTGGAGCACCTGAACCAGTTGGAGTGGTATCTGTTGAACAACCTGCTCCAGTCACTGCTGAAGGAGAAGCTGCTACACCCGCTGCACTGACACAGCGGATTGCAGAGCTTGAGGCTGAGCAGCAAAAACTCTTTACGCCGAGCGGTGCTCGTCCGATCCCCAAGTCACCTGCGGGTAGACGGTTTGACTCGTTGCAAGGTCAGATCGCTGACCTCCGTGGCCAACTGTTCCAGGCGCAGCTTGCCGAGACACAAGCGCAAGCACAAATTGAAGAAACCCAAGCGGAAGAAACCCAAGCCCCAGAAGGAGAGCAAATTGGCGCTCAAGCCCCTCAAGCCGTCGAAGCAGAAACGCAAGGACCGGCAACATCAGCCCAGCCCGCAGCAGTAACGCAAGGGGCCCCCACACAAGCACCCGCTGAAACTGTTGCTGAAACCGCGCCCCAAACCGCAGCCGCTGAAGACGCCGAGGCAACCCAAGCCGCACAGCAGACTGTCGGCGCACTTATTGATCAAGTGCAAAAACCCAAGCGTGGGCGCAAGACGCAAGAGCTTACGCCAGAGGAAAAGACACGGAAAGAAGCTGCGCTCAAGGAGTACAAGCGCAAGTACGCAAAGGCATCGCGTGACGTTGCCCGTGCTACAGCACAGCTTAATGACGCCACCGCGCCATTTGACGAGACTGCGTTTGCCGACGAGGACGCACTGAAAGCAGCGCAAGCTGATCGCCGCCAGAACTTCCTTGAGGCTGTGCGCTCCCTGATGGCAATTGAGCGCGGGCACCGTGGCACTCCACTGGGCAACAGGGCCAAAGACATTCTGAATGATCGGTCGAAGATTCCGCAGAAGGACTACGACAACATCAAGAAGGGCTTTGAACTCACGCACCCATCGAAGGCGCTTACCTCCAGCCGCATTACACCCAACCCTCTGCTCAAGGGCAACATGAGTGCGCTTGCTGCGCTCAACGCAATCGGTAAGAACGGCACGCCGTTTGAGCGGATGTTGGCCAACCGCTTGCGCAACTTCTTGACGGGCGTGCGCGTGTACGTGGTTGAGGCTGGCGACCCAATCCCTGCGCGTATTCGTGAAGCTGCAAACGCCGAAGCGTGGGAGCGGGCCCGAGGTGTTTATCTCCCCGCTGATGCCACAGGTCCGCGTGAGGTGTACGTACGGGGCGCAAGCTTTGGATTCCAAAACGGCGTCAACAACGTAACCATTCTGCACGAGCTTCTTCATGCAGCCATCAACTACCGCATCGAACTCGGTATGGTGGGGGGCCAAAGGGGAAGGCTTGATGTGCCGCTTGTCCGGTTCGTCGAGGACTTGAACTCGCTGATGGTTAACGCCGCCGTGCGGTACGACATCCTGAAGTCGGCTGGTCGCTTGTCTCCCGAACTCGTTGATCTTGTCGAAGCCACTGCCACTGAAGACCCGGATACGGGTGAAGTGGACCTCGAAATCTTTACGCTGCCGCAGGAGTTTTTGGCCTACGGACTCTCTGACCCTGTCTTTCAAAAGTTCTTGGGGACCATCCCAGGAGTGCGGACGGATGAGTCGGCGTTCTCGCGTTTTGTGCGGGCCATCCTTGAGTTTCTGGGCCTGCCCCCCGGACAGTTCACTGGGCTGTCGGACCTCATCAACATCACCGACGATGTGTTGGGTGCCTCTACCGGCAAGCTGTTTGCGCCCCCCTCCAAAGGGCGTGCGTTCATGGCGTCAAAACTCAAACTGACACCAGAGCAGAAGCAAGCGGCCAAAGAGCAGCGCAAGTTGGACAACGCCGCTGCCGAGGCTAACGCCAAGTTCGATACATCCAAGCTCAGCGAAGAGTACGCAAAGGGTGTTTCTGCTTTGCAGATGGCACAGAACCCCAAAGAGGTGATCCCCTTCCTCAAAGGGCTGTGGGCTGGAGCTACGGACAAAACTCGTAGGGCTATGGTTAAGCCTTTGACACTGGACTTCATTGCTACTGTGTGGAGCAAAGAAATTCCAGAGCTTAAGAACACTGCACTGCTGGTTCAGCGTATGAATGGCCAAATGATGCAGTTGCTTAGCGCAGCAAGCGATCTTACGGACGACATCAACCGGGCCTACCGCAAAGACCCAACGCTGCGCGAGAAGCTTAATCGAATCACGCGTGTGTCAACAAAAACGGAGTTTGACCCCTCTAATCCCGATGCCACACTGCGCAACCTTGATCTTGACAAACAATACGAGGCCCTCGGTGCGGATGGGCAACGGCTGTACAAGCGCATAAAAAACCATTACGTATCGCTGTCGGACTACTTCACGCACCTGCTCAACGAGCAAATTACGCGCTCCGGTTTACCTCTCACTGAGCAGAGTAATTTGCTTAAAAAAATTCGTGTCCTGTACGAAACTAGCAGAAAGATTGAGCCGTATTTTCCGCTTATGCGTAGGGGTGACTACTGGTTCTCAATGGGAACTGGTAAAAACCGCGTCCCCATGATGTTTGAGACGTTAGCCGAACGGGACCGCGCCATTGATGGGTTTTTGGATGAGCGTGTTAAACAAAAGCCCGGTGAGAGTGACGCTGCATTCCAGAAGCGCCGCCAAGAAGTCAAAGACGAGTTGTTTGAGGACAAAACTTGGAGCCGTGGCAACTACCCCCCAAGATCACGAGATAAGGATGTCCAGTCCAGTGAGCTTCTCAAAGGTATGTTTGCGGCTATCGACGCATCCTCATTGAACGACCCTGAAGCCAAAGAGAAGATGAAGGACGATGTCTATCAGTTGTACCTTCAGACCATGCCGGAGCAGAGTTTTCGCAGGCGGTTTATACACCGCGAAGGGCTTGCGGGCTATAGCACCGACATATTGCGCGATGTGGCCGACAGCACCGCAAAGATAGCCGTACAGTTGTCCCGTATCAAATACGCCCCCCTCCTGCGCAACTCGCTTCAGCAGGCGCGGTCTTCTATTGAGAACCGCCCAGAGCTTGAGCCGGTTGTGGTGCAGGTTGAAAGAATGATTGCCGATTCCCTTAACCCTGCGGAAGAGGGGGTGGGTATGGCCATATCAAACGCGCTCAACAGGCTCGGTTTTATTTTTTACCTTGGCGGTCTTTCTTCCGCGCTTCTCCAACCGCTGAGCATGTTTATCACGGGTATGCCGGTACTCTCGCGGTACGGCACGGTTAACGCCAACCGGGAGTTCATGCGTGCGCTGGCCGTATGGAAAACGCTGGGCGTGTACAAAACCGACGCAAACGGTAATCGCTCATGGACCGCCCCTTCTATAGAGTACGCCCAGGGTTTGTCGGCGGACGAGCGTCAAGCAATACGTGATTTGCAGGGGCTCGATCTGTTTTCTTCTACTGCTGCCAACGCTGTATTTGACTACAAGAAGACTCCGTCAACTGAGATCAGCGGCCCCGTCACACAGTTTGGTAAAGACTTTGTCAACATTACTGTTCTTGGCGGGTTGATGCATTCGACCGAGCGGTTGACTCGGGAAATGATGGCGTTGGCGTCCTATAACCTCAATCGGCAGGCGGGTAAAGATCACGCCGACGCGGTCAAACAAGTCGCCATTGACGTAAACGAAGCGTTTGGTAACTACGCCAAAACCAACCGCCCCTTGTTCATGCGCGGCCCAGTTGGCAACGTTCTTACGCAGTTCATGATGTTCCCGCTGCATGTGACGCTGTACTTGCTGCGCAACTTCAGGGAAATAATTAAACCTCTGGATGGGCGCACGCGCTGGGAGGCGACCAAGAAGTTTTTTGGCACTTTGGGTGCAACGTTAGTTCTGGGCGGCGTGGCGGCACTTCCGTGGGTGTTTAGCGCGGTTTTGGGATTCATTGCTGCGGCGTGGAAAGCACTTGGCGAAGACGATGACCGACCCAAAGACGTGCGCGGAATGGACTTCTTCTTTTGGTGGCGCACTAAGTGGCTCGACGAGCAACTAGGCGAGACCCGTATTGGTGGGGTCAAGATGTCTGATGTCGTTGATCGTGGAGTGCTCAACGCAATTACCGGTGCGGACTTCGCCAGCCGACTAAGCCTTAACAACCTGTGGTTGCGCGAGGGCAAAGAAACTCAGAACCTACGCGACCAAGCTGCGGCCTTCGCGCTGGAGAAAGCGGGGCCCTCTGTGAACGCAATTATTTCTATTGGGGAAGGGGTTGAAGCTGCGGTCGATGGTGACTACAAGAAGATGTTGCAGAAAGCAGCACCAGCAGGGTTCCGCAACTTTGCCACCACATACGAGCTTTGGAAGCAAGGCTCAAAAGACAATAAGGGAACCGAAATCCTTTCTAGAGACGGGTTTACCACTGGAGAACTTTTGTTCCAGATAGTCGGTTTCCGATCTGATTTGCTCTCAAACACGCAGTACGTAAACTTCAAAGCGATTGGCTTGGATCAAAAAATTAAACTAGAGCGTGGCAAAGTACTCGATAAACTGGATCGGGCCTATCGGGAGAATGACGCCGACGACTACGCCAAATACATTGCAGAAGAAGCCGAGTTCAACAAGCAGTACCCCACTTACAAGATTGAACTGGCTGACAGGATTCGCTCTTTGCAAGAAAAAGCGGAACGTCGAGGTAAGTCTTGGCGCGGTGTGACCATCACCAAAGAGAATGCGGCCCTGTTCGCCGACGTGCTCAGGCCCTCACGCGCTGCGGCCACGGAGAAAGAACAAGCGGCTCGGAAATAAAAAACCCCGGCACAAGGGCCGGGGTAACAGGAGGAAGGGCAGATAACTTCCAAGGAGAACGCTGGCAACTGAAACCAGCACGAGTAGTGTAGATCAAACGCGCCACACGCGCAAGCCTTTGATCCCGTCTACAACCACTACCTTCGTAACTACATCCATTCGTAGCCTGCGGGTCACTTGGGCCAAAGCCTTCCGCGCTGCCTTCTCATCAATGCAGGGTACGAAAAAGCTGTACCCCTTCCGAAATTTTTTCCAGTCAATCTGGTACGACACCGTCTCGATTTTCATCGGTGGGCACCTCAAGCTGCAAAAACTCCGACGCAGCGGCGTTGAATCTGAGCACTCGTACTGCGGGGGATGCCACCTTCATGCCTTTGGACATGCGCTTGTTTGTGGCTTCTTTGAACACACCAATCTTCTCCAACTCCTGTAGAGTCGAGCGGTAGTTGATTTGCTGGGTCACGCAGAACTTCTTGAACGGCGTGGCGGCGATGTAGAGGTCTTTGGTGTCTGGCTCATACCGAATCATCAGTTCGCCCTTGGGCTCCATGAGGGGCAGCGGAACCATGCTGCTGCGGCTGTCGGCGGTGTCGTTGACCACAAGGGCGTTGTGAATGTGGGAGTTCATAAACTCGCCGATGATGGTAATTGGGTTTGCCTGCGGTGGTTTGATCTCCTGCCGCATGGTGTTGAGCATCTCCTTGACCCACTGAAACACAGCAGCCATGTCAAAGCTGTGCAGGCCCAGCTTGCGAGAGATGAGCCCCCCGGCGATGTTGCAGGCGACTACGCCTGACCAGAACCGCTCCCGGGCTGTGAATTGCACCTCTTTGTCGATGCGGGCCTGCACTTGGCGAACCAAAGCGACAGCCTCCTCCAGATTGTTGACCAGCCATTGAGCATAGGTCTCCATTGCGTGGCCATAGTTCTCCCGCAGTTGATGGTCGAACATGGCTTTGCCGACTTCAGGGGAGATCAGGTTGGAGGGTTCTATCTTGTACTCAAGCAACCGCATGGACTCGCCGTCTGGACTGCTCTTGGCTACCCCCAACTTCTCGTAGAAGCTGGCGTTGGCAGAACATAGGGTTATCCCTTGCCACTTGGTATTGTTGATGCGCAGTTCGTTGGTCTGCCCCTTCATTTTGTTTTTGCCCCGACCCTGGCTGATGCTGTACGCCAAGTCGGAAAACTCCATGCCGCTCAGGTTGGTGATCTCGTCGATGGTGTTGGCCAGATTGTTCATGACGCCCAGTTGATGAATCTTGGCGTTGAACGTGTCCTTGTACATGGACGTGAGTTCTTTGGGTTGGCCGGAGATGCTGTTGCACATGAACAGTGCGGTTGACTTGCCTGAGCCTGACTCCGGGTGAATGAGGTTGATGATGGCCCCCTCCAGCCCTGTGAACTTGAGCAGTGGGGAGCCGAACCCGGTCAGAGCAGCGAACGCCTGTGGCTCCAGCCCTGGCTGTGCATACAGGTCAAACACTTCCTTCCACTTCTCAAACGCACCCTTGATGTGGAGCTTCTCGGAGATGTCCCGCGTGGTGCTGGACGGCGGGCTGTAGAACACCCCGTCTTTGGTGATTTCTCGGTCGCCGAGGATGAACTTGCTGTCTCCGTCGGCCCAGCCAAACTGAGTTCTCATGGTTTCTGCTTTCTTGGAATACTGAAGGTTTTTGACAGACAAAACCACGAACGTGGTCAAGTTTTCGTACTGCGCCTTGTAGGTCACCAACCCATGCTGCGCCAGGGCTTGTCTCAGCCCGTCTTTGGAGCAGATGACTGCGGCGGTTAGAGTAAATTCGCGCACCCCATCATGTGGCAGGTGTAAGCGGAACAGAACAACTTCGCCCAACTCAGGGTCGCGCATACGTTTGACCGCATAGAAGTCGTGTTCGTACACAAGCGGCGGCTCAACTTCATCCCCTTCTTTGGGTGGCTTCTTGTAGATGCCGCCGTTCTTGCCCCGGAAGTAGGGGAAGGGGTAGTCGGGGATTTGGTACTTCTTGGCCTTGCCGTCATCCTCGACGGTCACTTCATTGTCTTGCGGCTCGGCTTCTTCGATGTCAAACCCGAGCACGATGGGGGACTTGATCTTGCCCTTGTGCGGGCAGCCATCGCAGCCGTTTGGGTTGCGCTCTTCAAAGGTAGCGCAGTGGTGTGGGCCCCCACGCTTGCGGATATTTCTCAGCTTGGACTCGACTTCTTCCGCATCGTAGTCCGGGTACTTGTTGGACATCTTGTGCGCGGCTTCGTCCCCGTCTACACAAAACGCCGCTATGGATAGCGCCGACACCCACAAGGGTTCGTCGATTTCTTCTTGGTTTGCAAAGCAGTGGTTCAGTTGTGCGCAGCCGTTCTCGGCCTTGAGCATGATGGTCTTGAACCGTTTGATCTTGTTCTCCATCAACGCCTGCATCATCGGGCTCATGGCCGATGGCACAAACTCTGGCGTCTCCTGCGGCTCAGCCTCTTCCTTTGGGGCCCCCAGCAGGTTGCGCCAATCTTCGTAGCTCAACGCTACGGTGTGGTCATTCCAGACTTCGACTGCCTTGGGCTCTTCCTTGTTCTTGAAGTTGAATGACCCCGTCGGGCGGAGCACCCGTGCGGCCTCAAACACTTTGTCGTCAACGATCAGTCCGTGCTCTTTGCACAGTTGCTTGAGTCGTTTGGCCAGCGGCTCCCACTCTTGGCGGGACACTGTTTCGTCAATCAGCCAATACGCATGAATCCCGTTGCCCGAGTTCATCAAGATTGGCTTGGGCAAGCCTACGGCCTTGCAAAAGCTTTGCAGTTCCGCAAGCCCGGTTTGCTGGTCAAGATACCCCTCGATCTTGCCTTTGGAGTTCGGTACGCCCTTTGTAGGGCCGCAGTCAATGTCCAACCAAAGAGCCCTGACATGCGACACATTCTCATGCGTGCGCTCATTGAGGGGGCCAAACTTGGAGCAGCCAAAATACACGTCGATCTTGGCCGCAACAAATTCCTCGATGGTCTCGTCAACTTCTTGCCTTGTCTCCAAAAACCTCTGATCTGGGTACCGACCTATACCGATGATGCAGTAGCGCCCCTCTTGCGGAAGGACGGCGTCGAGTAGGTCGAATGACATGGTTTACTTTTTTTTGAGGCTGGCAATGTACCTTTCGATGCGCTTGTGCATGGAAGGGTTGGGGGACGAGGCCCCCTTGAACCAGTTGTAGACAGTCATGCGGCTAACCCCGAAGTAGTCGGCCACATAACTCACACTGATACCCTTCTGAGTACACACACGCCCCAAAGCTACACCAAGAGACTTGGCATTGGCCTGTTTGTTGGCGGCTACCAAGCTCTGACTGTAACCATAGGTCATGCTTACTCCTCGTCAGCCCAAGCCTTGACCACGGCATCCAAGTCTTTCTTGGTCACCGCAGGGGCTTCGGTTTTCTTGCTCTCGCGCTTGACCGGCTCGGCTATAGGTGGTTCTGCTATAGGTGCTTCTGCCTTTGCAGCTTTGGGAGCCTCCAGCTTAGGAGCGCGACCCGATGCGTCCGCTTGGTACGGGGTCATCGTGATCATCTTATGAACTTCAGGCTTCTTAGCCGCTTCGCTCGTGACTGCGTACTCATCTTTGCTGATGAACCGCACGGGAGTAAAAAGCACCGATTGGTTGTCGTTGTCTTCGTTAAAGCTGATCTGCGTAACCACGTAGTCCAGAGACTTGCCGTTGTTGGCCAAGTACTTGGTGTAGCCCTCAAAGGGGTGGGTGTTGTCGCCGACTGGATCACCAAACAGAGACTTGGACGCCAAGTTCATCTGGTAGACACGGCCTTCCAGCGAAGTGCCAAAGTCTTCTTCCAGAGTCAGCGCGATACGGCGGCTGTACCGGCAGGCTTTGGAGTTGCCCATGCCCGAGCCCTTGATGTTTTGCGGGCACTCATCGCAGCGGTTGGCTTGCGGGTTGGCAGCGCCAGCGTCGGGAACTTGCCCATCGTTAGAGAAGCAGTCGGGCGCAGTCGGCTCGGCATCCTGGCTCCACTGCTTTACGTAGAAGATGCGGCCCACTTTGGGTGAGGCGTTGACGATGATGGCATTCAGGGAACCCTTGACCTTGCCCATCTCCTCACCACCGACAACCTTGCGGAAGATGCCGTTCTTAGGCACGATACGCGGCACGCCGGTACGACCGGCAAGTTGTTTGGTAAGGTCGCTGACGCCTGCGGTTTGCAGGAAGTCAGGCAGGCTCTGGTCGATCACGGTGATGTTGCTCATTTTTAATTTCCTTTAGAACGTCTAACAACCACGGTATAGCTGTTCTCCACGTTGAGGCCAGCGGGGAGAAGGTCTGGATTCTCAGAGAGGAACTCCTTCATGTGGGTCTGATGAAGTCGTTTCTCCAACAAGGCAAATGCATGGTTCTCCTCGATGAACCGATACATTGAATCCCAATCGTTCGTCCAATACCGTGATTTGATGGAGCGCACGATTGTGCCGTGTGGGGTGCGGATGCTGTCCGCGTTGAACAGCTTGCAGGTCTCAAGCATCTGCGCCTCGACAACTGCCATCTGCTCTTCTAGGTCGGCAACCTGCTTTTTGTACGCGTCGGTCATCGCCTCCTTGGCATCCCTCATTCTGAGGTACACCTTAGTCAGCTTGTCCAGCGTTGGGTTGGAATCGGGGGGCGCTTCGCCCTGAACATCTTCGTCCATTATCTGCTCCTTTTGGTGGGATTATACAGGCTTGCTTGACAATGTCAAGCGGCTTCTTCTTCCGCCAACAAAATTTCTTGGCGGTACAAGTCGATGATGCCGTTGTGGGTGTTGATGTTGGTGCGCAGCAGCTTGTACATGCGCTCCTCTACGGGGCTTCCGTAGATGTGGACGACGGTCATGGGGTTGACTTGCCCCGGCCTGTCGATACGTGCGTTGGCTTGCAGGTATGTCTCAACACTCGTACAGGGAGCGTACCAGATGATGGTGTCGGCGGCAGTCAGGGTAAGCCCGTGGGATGCAGCCTGTGGCTGAATCAGCAGCACTTTGGGGTTCTCCCCCTTCTGGAACCGCTGGACAATGTCGGCCCGGTTGTGGACGCTCACGCTGCCGTTGATGACTTCGCAAACCACGCCGTTTTTTGTCAGGAATTGCTTTACAAGCTCAATGGTGTGCGCAAACGGTATGAAGATCAGCACCTTGTTGCTGCATTCGTCGATCACTTCCTGCACCACATTGAGTCGATTGCTGGCGTCAAAATCCACAACCTCGCCCGTGTCGGTGTAGACCGAACCGCAGGCAATCTGGAGCAACTTGTTGATCTGGACCGCAGCGTTAACAGCAGTCACGTCTTCGCCCGCAGCCTCGATGAGCATCTGCTTGGCAAGCTGCTTGTAAAACTTTGATTGTTGCGGGCTCAGCGGCGCTTCCCGGTCCATGAACGTGACGGGGGGCAAGTCTAGGCACTGCTTCTTTTCAAAGCGAATGGCTGGCTGCAAAACACTGTGGACGATGGACTTCGCCACGGGCCGAGGGAGCCAGCGGTGCTTGCTGACTTTAATCATCACCTGATCGCGGAACTCTGAGAAGAACTTGGGTACTCGCGTAGGGCTAACCAGCTTTGCCAAGCCGTAGGCGTCAACTGGAGACTGTGCTGCCGGGGTGCCCGTGAGCATCCACAACCCTTTGACGTGCTTGCACACATCCCGTAGATTCTTCCACCGCACGGTGCGGGAGTTTTTGTAGGCCGACGCCTCGTCCACCACGATCAGGTCGAAGCCGCCAGCGATGATTTCTTCCTTGACGATGTTCACCCCATCGAAGTTGACGATGACGAACTCGGCGCCACCCTCAATAATCTGCTTGCGCTTCTTTGCCGACCCGTAAGCGACAGCAACGGTCCTGTGCAGCGCGAATTTGAACAGGTCGGCCTGCCATGCGCTGTGCATGATGGACAGGGGGCACACTACTAACACACGCTTTACCACGCCCAGCTTCATCAAGTAGTCCACGGCCCAGATCACTGAAGCCGTCTTGCCCGTGCCCTGCTCGTTGAAGCAGAACGCTTTGGGGTAGCTGATGAGAAACTCTGCTGTAGCCTTCTGATGTTCAAACGGGCTGAACCCCGGAGGCCGGGGCCAGTCATACTCTGATAGGTTCACTTCTTTTTTCTTTCCTTGGTGCTGACTTCAGACACTAACTGATGGTTGCTGTTGCGCTTGAATGAGCGATTCTGGGTCGCCGACTGCAAGCGGGTTCCGTGTTTGTTAGACCCACCCCGAGATAGAGCCTTGACGTGTGCAACATCTTTGCCTTCGCGGATGTCAGCAGCGCCATTGTTGTTGTGGTCGGGGTGCTTTTTGTCGAGGGCTTCTCGGGCGTGTTGTCGTTCCATGCGTTTTGCATGTTCTCCTCTGGCAAGTTGTTGTTGGTATTCTTTTTTGTACGGGCGGGGTTTGTTGACGTAGGGCATGATTAGCTCCGGTTGTACTCGCACTGTTTGACAGGGCAGAACTTACACAGCGGCCCCTCTTTGGGGTTCCACACTCCATTGTCCAATGCCGCCTCGATCCGCGCAACGTCCTGCGCCGGGGCTTCGATGTACTTTTCAACCATCTCCGCGTGGTGCTCAGCCTTCACGAACTCCTTGCTCACCACAAAAAG